TGGCCGCTAGGCAGAATGGCAAAAGTACAATCATGGAGATGAGCATTCTTGCTCGTATGTTTTTGTGGAATGAACCGCTACAGCTGGGCAGTGCTCACGTGCTTACAACCTCACTTGAGACATTTAGGCACATTGTAAATATCATTGAAAGCAATGACACGCTGGCAAAGCAAGTCCAAAAAATACGCTGGGCGCATGGATCGGAAGAAATTCAGCTTAAATCAGGAGCGCGCTACGTGGTTAAGGCAGCCAACGCAGCTGCTCGCGGATTTGCCAAGCCTGAGACCGTCTACATGGACGAAACCCGTCAGCTGAAAGACACCGAAGCGTGGTCAGCTATGCGATACACCATGATGGCTGCAAAAAATCCTCAGCTGTGGACATTTTCCAACGCCGGCGATCAGCACAGTTTAATTTTGAATCAGCTGCGCGACAGAGGCATGGCCAGTGCTGCCGGATCAGAGGACGATATTGCTTACTTTGAGTGGTCGGCTTATTCGGACAAGATTACTGACGAAAAAAACTGGGTCGCAAGCAATCCGGCACTCGGCCACACAATCCACGCAGACAATATCCGGGCAGTGCTTAATGATCCGCCTGACGTTGTGCAGACTGAAGTGCTGTGTCGGTGGGTCAACACAATTAGCGGCGCTATTCCGGCAAAGGAATGGAACGAGTGCGGCGGCGCTGAGGTCGAGTTAGATCCTGACAAGCTGACGTGGTTTGGCCTTGACTCTTCACCGGATCGACGAGATTGCGCATTGGTTGCGGCTCAAAAGAATCCTGACGACACTTTTGTCATTAAATTGCTGCACACTTGGCACAATCCAATCTCGCTGGACGATAAAGCTATTGCTAATGACATTGCGCCTTATGCTCGCAAGTATCCCGTTGAATATGTGGCATTTAGCAAAAGGACAAGCTCTGCGATAGCTGCGAGGCTTGCACCGGCCGGAATTCCAATCATTGACATAGACGGGGCGTTATACGGGCAATCCTGTGACGAATTACTGGGAGCGATTACCTCAAAGCGTCTAATCCATGGCAAACAGGCAGAGTTATCCAAGCAGATACTATCGGCGGTGCGATTACCTATGGGCGACGGCGGGTGGATTATCGGACGGCGCGCCTCAAGCGTTGCGGTCTGCGCAGCCGTGGCCTCAGCCCTAGCAACTCATTTTGCGACACGCCCTGAAATGGAGATAGACATTTTCACAGCATAAGTGTATACGCGACCTTTACACTTCCGGCTATGGGTCTATTTTCGCGCACAGTTACAACGCAAGCTCCTGTGGCGTCCTCTGACATTGAGGCTTCACTTGCGCCAGTCAATGTCACTAGCTCTCTTTACAATATCTACGGTGTTGCAGGCATTACAGCTTCACGCGTTGAATTTATGTCAGTGCCAACGTGCGCAAGAGCGCGCAACATTATTTCGTCTAGCGTTGCCAGCATTCCGCTTAAAGTGCGCACAAAGCAAGACGGCGCAAGAGTTGAGTCACCGCCAAAAGTAATTAACCAACCTGATCCACGTGTGCCGGGGTTTGCAACCTATGCGTGGCTTGCAGAGGACTTGCTTTTATACGGTTACGGCTACATGAGAATTTTAGAAATTTATGCTGATACGTATCGCATTCGCAGCGCTGAACGCATTGACCCTACACGCGTCACAATTAAAACAAATGCTAACGGCACAGAGATTGAATATTACTGCGTCGACTCTATTCCAGTGCCTTACGAGGGCGTCGGAAGTCTTGCAGTTTTCTACGGCGTTGACGAGGGCATTTTGAATCGTGCAGGTCGCACAATTAAAGCTGGTGCAGAATTAGAACGCGCTGCGACAATGTATGCCCGCGAGCCTGTGCCTACAATGGTTTTGAAATCAAACGGCGTTGCATTGCCGGCGGATCGTATTGCTAAGTTGCTTGAATCTTGGGGCCAAGCTCGTCGCAATCGTTCAACAGCTTTTCTTAATGCAGACGTTGAATTGCAGGCACTTGGCTTTGATCCTGAGAAGTTACAGCTCAATCAGGCCCGTTCCTATGTATCAACAGAATTAGCTCGAGTCACAGGCATTCCGGCGTATTACGTGGACGCTGAATCAGGATCGAGCATGACATACAGTAACGCCACATTAGCCCGACAATCTTTGCTTGATTTTTCGCTGCGCCCAATTATGTGTGCAATAGAAGAACGCTTGTCAATGACTGGCATGGCAAATGACTTTGTGCCGGCAAGCCAAGAAGTTAAATTTGACCTAGACGATTATTTGCGCGGATCAGCCAAAGAGCGCGCAGACGTGTACAAAATTCTTTACGATATTGGCGCTTTAACCTCAGATGAAATCCGACTAGAAGAAGAGATGATCAGATGACCTACAGCATACAAAAACCAATCAAAATGGACTTTTCAATCAAAGTCGAGGCCGCAGACTTTCCAAAGCGCGAATTATCCGGCCGCATTGTCACATGGAATGAAGAAGGTGTCACAAGCTCTGGATCAACTATGTTTCAACCTGGCTCAATTACTTTGGGCGAAAATACAAAACTTTTACTTGAGCACCGCCGCGAAAGTCCAATTGGATTTTTGAAAAGCTACAAAGAGGACGATCAAGGCATTTACGCAACGTTTTCTATCGGCCAGACAACTGCAGGATCAGACGCATTGGTTGAAGCCAGCACCGGATTGCGCGACGGCTTTAGCGTCGGCGTCATTGCTCAAAAGTACAAAAACGTTGACGGCGTTTTGGTAGTTAGCGCAAGTGCGCTCAAAGAAGTTTCATTGGTCACAGATCCAGCCATTGCCAGCGCAAAGGTTGAAATTGCAGCTAGTGAAAACAACAATTCTGAATCCGAATTGGAGACAGAGGAACAATCAACCGAAGGAGAAACGCAAGTGGAAACACCTACAGCCGTTCCAGAAGTCCCAGCCGAAACGGTTGAGGCTTCCAAAGTCGAAAAGGTCGAGGCTTCTCGTCCTCTTTATTTCACATCACCACGTTCACCTATTACAACAGGTGGGTCATACCTTGAGCACTCAATCAAAGCAACTTTAGGCAACGAGGACTCACGCCAGTACATCAAAGCAGCTGACGACAGCTTCTCAACAAATCCAGCGTTTAGCCCGGTTTCATATGTGCGCGACGTTGCCCAAAACACAAATGCTGATCGTCCAGTAATCGAAGCTTGCGGTGGAACACGTCCGCTTTCAACTTATGGCATGACAGTGTCTATTCCAAAAATTACTGCTAACTCAACTGCTGCGACAGTTGCAGAAGGTGGCGACCCAACTGGAACAACAGCGATTACCTCAAGCTATGTAAATGCGACAGTTATCAAGAAGGCTGGATTTCAGCGCTACAGCGTTGAACTTCTCGACCGTTCAGATCCAAGTTTTTACGAAATCATGCTTCAAAATCTGCGCGACGCTTATGCACAAGCAACTGACCAATATGTAATTGCACAAATTACAGCTGGCGGCACACAGGCAACAGCAACAGCAGCAGACTCAGCAGGCATTATTTCATTTGTGTCAACAGAGTCACCAGCTGTCTACAATGCAACAAAGCGCACAGCTAAAGCATTTGTATCGGGCACATCTATTTACGGTACTTTGCTAGGTGCTACAGATACAACTGGACGCCCAATTTACAACGCGCAGCCAACAACAATGAATGCTGGTGGCACAGTAAATCCAACTGCAATTCAAGGCAACGTTCTTGGCTTGCAATATTACGTTGATCCAAACATGGTCAGCACTTCAATTGACGAGTCTGCATTTATTATTGAGCCACGTTCAATCGAAATTTTTGAATCTCCTGCGCTTTCATTGGCCACAAATGTGCCAACAACAGGCGAAATTGAAATCATGCTCTACGGTTACATTGCAGCACAGGCCGTTTTTGCCGGTGGTCTACGCCGCTTCAACTTAACCTAAAAAATAAGCATGGCCTAGGTGCGCTCCCGTATCTAGGCCAGTCGAACACGAAAGGACAGAGATGCCTAGCATTATTACAGCCTCACAGCTGCGCACAGTGTTGGGCGTCTCTGTCGCTTTATACAGTGACGCTTACCTTGACTCAATAATCAACTCGGCTGAGCAGGTAATTTTGCCATTGCTCACAGCCAACCAAAATGCCGTTGCAGCTGTGTATCTACAAAACAACGTTGCCTATTACATAACTCAAAAGCCAAATACATTTGTGGCTGATCAAAGTGTTGTGATTAGCGGTTGCGTACCTGCCGTCTTTAACGGCACAAAGACAGTCACATCAAATTATTATGATCCATTCCCATATTTGCCTTTTGCTTATCCAGCGCCTTATTTTTACTTCACTGCAGCCGTCACAAACGCAGACATCACGTTCCGTCCAGTTATTCCTGCTGGTGTTGCGTATCTATCCGGGGCAAATGCGGCCACGCTCTATGCAAGCACTGACGCAGTTGAACAAGCGGTCACAATCGTCAGCGTGGAGATATTTCAGAGCGTGGTCGCTCCTGGTGGCCAAATTGAGGGCGTGGACTTCACGCCGTCACCTTTTAGAATGGGTCGCAGCTTACAAAATCGCGTGATTGGCCTTTTAGGCAATTACATAGACGTTTCAACAATGGCCATGTAAATGCCTACGCCAACGACAATCGCGACCAATGTACGCGGCACACTTGCAACAGCTTTGGCCGGCGTAGCAGCTTCCGTTTATAGCTCACCGCCAGAGGCCGTTATTCCGCCAGCTTGCGTGATTGTGCCAGACGCGCCATATCTGGAAAGCACCACTATCGGCAAAAGCCAAATCCGCGTCAAAATTAACTTTGTGGTCACTGCCGCCGTTGCCTATAACAACACAGCCGGCGCGCTCGACAACCTTGAGCAACTCATTATTGCGATTATGGGCGCAATGCCTGCAGGCTACACAGTTGGAGACGTACAGCGTCCGACGGTGCAATCTGTAGGAGCTTCTAACCTATTAGTGGCGGATCTCGCGGTCAGCACTTACTACACACAACAGACAATCTAAGGAGAAAACCAAATGCCAACAACAATAGTCACTGGTCGCGACATAACCTTGACACTTGCAACCGTCAACTATGACGCGCAGGCTACGTCAGTCACACTGGTCAACGCGCCTGTAATTACTACGTATCAAACACTGGACGGCAAGGCTTACAAGCACATTGACGATCAGTGGACACTCAACCTTGAACTTCTTGCAGACTGGGGCGCAACTTCATCACTATTTGAAGCTATGTGGACAGCGTTCACAAGCGCGCCAAATACGGCTTTAGCTTTTACTTTAGTCAGTGCTACAGGTGCAAGTTTTGCCGGTACAGCTTTTCCAGTCGCACCTACAGCTGGCGGCGCTGCACCAGACGCACAAACCGACTCATGGGCAATGCTTTGCGCTTCGACACCAGTCCTAACAATTACCTGATCCAAACACTAGAAACGGGAGCACATCACAATGAAACTACCAATTACAATCGAGTACACCTCAGGCGAATTCGGTACATATACCGCGCAACCGCCAGAGTGGGCAAAGTGGGAGAACAAGACAGGCCAGACAATTTCACAAGCACAAGACAAGATAGGGATTGCGGATCTTCTCTTTCTTGCGTGGAATGCAATGAAGCGCGAAGCTGGTGGCAAGCCAATCAAGGGCTTTGAAATCTGGTGCGAAACGGTAGCTGACGTGACAGTCGGTGAAGTTCTCCCAAAAGCTACGCCGCCGGAAGCGTAAATCGCATACTGGTTGATTTAGCCCTAGCGACCGGCATAGCAATGAGCGAGTGGCAGACGGCGGAGCAGATATACACAGCGCTTGAGATATTGAAGGAGCAACATGAGCGACAGCGTTGAGATTGCCTATGACAAGGCTGATCTACGTCGCGTCTTAGGTGCTTTTAAGGCAATGGACGAAGAAGCTACAGCTCAGGCAAAAATTGCCTCTGGTGCTTTGGCCGAATTTGCTCAGGACAAAATTATAGGTACTGCAAGCGGTCGCGGTCGCGCAGCTGAAAAGATTGCTCGCGGATCAAGAGTTTCAAAGTCCTCAAAGATTGGCGAGTTGTCTTTTGGCTTTGCCGGGCAAAAGTTTTCAGGTGGCGGCACAACTCAACAGCTCTGGGGCGGCAATGAATTCGGATCTAACAAATACAAGCAATTTCCAATTTGGTCAGGGTCAGGGCCAAAAGGTCGAGGCTCTAACGGCTGGTTTATTTATCCAACCTTGCGCGCCATTCAGCCTGAAATCATTGCCAAGTGGGAAAATGCTTTTGACAAGATCCTCAAGGAGTTTTAATGGTTGCGCAAAGTAGAACGCTTAAGCTCTCAATACTTGCTGACGTTGACCAACTCAAAAAATCACTCAACAGCGCAAATGCTGACGTAGAAGGATCTAGCAATAAACTTGGAGACTTTAGCAAGAAGGCTGGCCTAGCCTTTGCAGCGGCTGGTGCAGCTGCCGGCGCGTACGCCATAAAGCTGGCAGTTGACGGCGTTAAAGCTGCAATCGAGGACGAGGCCGCGCAGATACGACTTGCAACCTCTCTAAAAAATGCCACAGGTGCAACAAATGAAATGATTGCCTCTGTAGAAAAACAGATACTTAAAACTTCATTGGCTACAGGCGTCACAGATGACCAGTTGCGTCCAGCTCTTTCCAGACTTGCTTTGTCAACCGGCGACGTCACAAAGGCGCAGGATCTCTTATCTTTGGCTTTAGATATTAGTCAGGCAACAGGCAAAGGCCTTGACAGCGTGGCGAACAGTCTAGGCAAAGCCTACGACGGCAACACAGCGGCGCTTGGCAAATTAGGGATTGGCCTATCAGCTGCAGAATTAAAGTCAATGTCATTTACAGACGTGCAAACAAAGCTCTCGGATCTCTTTGGCGGCGCTGCAGCTGCTAACTCAAAGACATTTGCCGGCCGTATGCAAATTCTTAAAGTCACATTTGACGAGGCAAAAGAGTCAGTCGGTGCAAAGTTGCTTCCAATAATCCAACAGCTAGTCGAGTTTGTAGTCAACAAAGTTGTACCAGCTTTAGGCAAATTTGCGGATTACTTCAAGCCAATTACAGACGCAATCAAAGACAACAAAGAAGAATTCACTCTATTTATTAACTTTATTCAAAAATATGTTGTGCCTGTACTCGTTAACGTATTAGGAGCTGCGTTCAAAGTAGTTGGCGAAATTGCCGGCGGCGTCATCAACGTAATCGGTGCGGTCATTAACGGCCTCAATTTTCTAATTAACGGCGCTGTAGCAGGTATAAATGCCCTGATTGGCCTTTACAACTCAGTGCCATTTTTGCCTAACGTTTCAAAAATCTCAGCACCGACACTTAGCGTCCCTACAGTTTCAGTGCCAAGCCTGACGGCCACGTCACAAGTGCCAAATATTAGTTTGCCAATTGTCTCTAGTGGCACAGGATTATCAGCTAGCGGTGGCGTAGCCTCAGCTATTGCCGGGGCTGCCATGGCAACGCCAGCCGGCGCAGGGCTCACCGGCTCAGCTGCAGATCGCCGGGCAGCCGAAGCACAAGACGCAAGGCTGTATGGAATTAACTTGACAGTGAATGGAGCAATTGACGCAGAGGGCACAGCGCGCACAATTGTCAACACACTCAATGACTCGTTCTTCAGAGGTACAGGCGGCGCAGGTGCACTCGCTGGCCTAAGCGGTTGACACAGTGGGCGCCAGTTTGGCGCGTGAAGATTGCAGGCGTGGACGTTACAGACTCAGTTTTGGCCAGTCTAAACATTACCTCAGGTCGCACAAATATCTATGAGCAGGCTCAGGCAGGTTATTGCTCACTCACGCTGATTGTGTTCAATCAAGCTGCCATTGACTACGAGATCAACAACACTTTGTCAGTAGAAGTGCAAGACACCTCTGCCGTATATAAACCTATCTTTGGCGGCTCAATTGTAGATATAGCTGTGAGCGTCTCCGAGGTCGGCTCAACGGCGTACACGCAAGAGGTGACAATTACTGCCTTAGGCGCTCTCGCAAGGCTGCAGAAGGCTCTTACAAACGGCGTTTTGGCACAGGATTTTGACGGCAACCAAATTGAGACAATTTTGCGTCAAGTACTTTTTGCGCAATGGCAACAAGTCCCAGCGGCGCTAACATGGGCTACTTACGATCCAACAGTGACTTGGGCAAACGCTGGCAATACTGGACTGGGCGAAATTGACACGCCCGGCAATTATGAGCTTGCACAGCGCGCTTCATCACGAACCGTTATATATGATCTTGTAGCAGCTCTGGCAACATCTGGGCTTGGATATATTTACGAGGACGCAAACGGCCAGATTGGATACGCGGACTCAACGCATAGGACGACCTACCTTGCCGCTAACGGTTATACAGATCTCACAGCCAATCAGGCTTTAGGTCGTGGCATAACAATAAAAACCAGAGCCGGCGACGTGCGCAATGACGTCACGATAAAATATGGGATTACAAGTAGCAGCCAAGTCAGCGATAGAGACGAAACGTCAATTGGAATTTATGGTGAATTGGCTCAAATCATCAACACAACAATTAAACATCAAACTGACGCAGAAGCTCAAGCCGCTTTCTATTTGGCACTAAGAGCCTATCCTCAGCCTAACTTTGACCAAATTACCTATGCCCTAACCAATCCAGAGCTAGATAATGGCGATCGTGACAGTCTTATCAACGTTTTTATGGGCCAGCCAATAGCCCTAAATGACCTGCCGCTGAATATGTCTGCCGGTACTTTCCAAGGCTACGTCGAGGGCTTTACATTTAGGGCAAGTTATAACGAATTATCGGTGACTTTGCTTATGTCACCGCTTGCCTATTCTTTGCAGGCTATGCGCTGGAATGACGTACCAATAACCGAGACATGGGCAAGCGTGTCGCCAATTCTGCAATGGCAATATGCGACAATCGTCTCATAAAATGAAAGGAAAATAATGGCTAATCCAACTACAAACTATGGCTTTATTATGCCGACCGCGACCGACTTGGTCACAGATTTGCCAGCGGACTTTAACGTCTTTGGTCAGGCTGTTGATACGCAAATGTTAACCAATGCAAATGCTGCAATTGCTAAGACTATTGTGGACGCAAAAGGTGATCTTATTGCGGCAACAGCTGCAGATACGGTTAGCCGGTTGGCTGTTGGATCAAACGGCCAATATCTCCAAGCAGATTCAACTGCTGCAACTGGTCTAAAGTGGGCAAGCGTAGGCGGTGCTGGCGTTGGATTCGTAAGCACAGACACATTTAGCGCAGTAACAACTTTAAGCCTTAACAGCAAGTTCACTTCAACTTATGAAAATTACAGAGTGTATGTAGATTTTACAAATGGCGGCGGTACTCAATCACTTCTTATGCGTATGCGCGCAGGTGGTACTGATACGACTTCTTCACTTTATGGATATTACTCGCCCGTTGGAACTTGGTCAGGATCAGCCGCAGCTGAAGGACGAATAGGCACAGTGCCACCGATAGGCAGCACCGCTCAAGTTGTTATGGACGTATCACGACCATTTGACACAAAGATTACAAAAATTACAGGACTTTATGTATTTACATCAGGTTCAAGCATTGGTGAAGTTTCAGAATTTGCCATGGTGCTAAACAACACAACTTCATACGATGGCTTTACAATTTATTCAGGCGGCAACTCATTCACAGGGAGAGTAACAATCTATGGCTACAGCCTCAGCTAGTTTTTTAACATACGAGGACGGCGTGACACGTCCGGCAACAGCCAGCGAAAAGTCTGCAATTGCCGAAGCAAAAGCAAGCGATACCGCACAGGTCGCGGAAGAAGCTGCTAAAGCTCAAGCCGCTGCAAGTGCTGTGGCAAAGTTGGAAGCCATAGGATTAACTGCCGAAGAGATTGCAGCTCTAAAAGGTTGACGTATCCAATGGGATCTGCAGCCCTACTGATCAAAGTTGCAGTTAGCGAAATTGGCACAATTGAACAAGGCGATAACCTCACAAAATACGGCAAATTCACAAAGGCAGACGGCTTGCCATGGTGCGGCAGTTTTGTAAATTGGTGCGCCAATGAGGCTGGCGTCAAAATTCCAAGCATGGTCGGGACAGCTGCCGGGGCGCAGAAGATGAAAGATCTTGGCCGTTGGAAACAAATGCCAATGCTGGGCGATTTGTGTTTTATGGACTTTCCGCATGACGGCGTCGATCGCATAAGTCATATTGGAATTGTGGCTAAGGTTGGCTTGAAAAGCGTGTTGTGTATTGAAGGCAATACCTCAGGCACAGGCGATCAGCGCAACGGTGGCATGGTCATGGTCAAAGAGCGATTTTTGGGCAAAGAAATAGTTGGTTTTGCTAGGCCTAAATACGTTGAATATGCTGGAGAATTCCCTATAGTGCAGCTGGCAAAGCCGGCTAAAAAGGAGAAAAAACAATGAGTGATATTCAACAAGCAAATATACCGGCAAGCACTGTAACGCTTTTAGCTTCAGCTGCTAGAACTACAACCGGCGCGAGTACAGCAATTCCAGGTTTTGCAGCTGCAAGACTATTGGTTTTACAATTAGAAGTGACTGCGGCAAGTGGCACATTACCTACTTTAGACGTCATTGTTGAAGATACAGTCGACGGCACTAACTACAACACAATAGCCACATTTGCACAAAAAACTGCTGCTGGTCGTGAAGTCATAAGGTTAACAACCGCTTTTACAAATACGCTAAGAGTAAGTTACACAATTGGCGGCACAACACCGTCTTTTACTTTTAACGTTATCACTTGGGCTGACTCAAATTGAGCGCCGAATTGAAGCCAATGCTGGCGAGTTATGCCAGGTCATTTATTGCGGCAGGTCTTGCGGTCTACATGGCCGGCGTCACAGATCCTAAAGCAATTGCCTCAGCTGGTATCGCTGCAATCTTGCCAGTCATTATGCGTTGGTTAAATCCCAATGACAAGGTTTATGGCCGTAAGTGAGCGTCCAAGAATGGGCGGCCATTTTAGGTTTAGTCCTGGCAATTCTGACTGCCGTATATTCGTCAATGAAATTTATGGTCAAATCCATAATGCGAGAACTCACGCCTAATTCTGGCAAAAGCCTTAAGGATCAGGTTTCCAGAATTGAGCAGCGACTTGACCAGCTCATTTTGGAGCTGGCAATACAGGGCAGAAAAGATTAAGACACGCCCAAAATCACGCGTAATCCTTGACCTTGTCAGTCATTGAAGTCATGCTTTTCCCAGCGGCAAATACAAGGTCGCTACGGGAGCAAAAATGTACAGCATGGCAGAAGTATTTATGTGGACAATGATTGGGATTTTATTGGGCTTCACAATTGGCTACACAATTGGCCTTAGAGAAGGCAATCGCGTCGGCTACGTACGAGGCAAGATTTCAGCTGGCAAGTGGGCGAACCGATCATGAGTTTCCTAGCCAATTACGAGACCGTCAACCAAAAGGTCATACGCCTCCACGCGACTTATCCAACCAACCGGATTGAGACTTCAATCATTGACTGGAATTCTGAAAAGGGCTACATACTCATTGAGTGCCGGATTTACCGTCGCTACGAGGACGAGAAGCCGGCCGCTATTGACTACGCACACGGCATGGTTGGCGCTTACAACGTACAAATGAAGCGCTGGTATGTCGAGGACACAGTCAGCTCTGCAATTGGCAGGTGCGCCAGCGTGGTGTTAGGCACAGAGACAAAACCTAGCCTTGAGTCAATGGAGCAAGTCGAGCATATGCCAAAGGCATTTGTAGAGCATGATCCATGGTCAAAGCCAATTTATGAAGAAGGCTTCACAACGGCAAAAACAGCTGTAGAAGATATAAAAGCAACACTTGGAGAAGTGCAGGCCTCAACTGCGCCAATATGTACACATGGCCACATGATTTGGCGCACTGGCGACAAAAGCGGCAAGGCGTGGGGCGGCTATATGTGCGTTGAGAAAAACAAGGCTAACCAATGTACGCCAAGGTGGTTTGTGCTTGCCTCTGACGGTCAGTGGAAGCCACAGGTATAGCAATGGGCGACTTTGAAATGATAAACACAGCCACAGGTGAGCGCCTGCGCATAGAGCAAGACGGCACAGAGCTAAGAGACAGAGTTGATCCACCAACAATTGAGTGGTGCGATCGAGGCCAGCACTTTGCGCCTAAGTATGGTGGTCGAGACGAGTACGACATTTTGTGGATTTGTCTTGAGTGTCAAAAGTGATTATCAAAATGAAGATAACCGCAGCTGATGAGTGGGCAATACACAATAGGGCGGCTCAAGTCGTGTTCTCTTTAGATGACCTGAGCACAGTCCAGAGATACAACACAAAGCTAAATAACCATGAACGCGTCACAGAGTACGCAGAGTCTCTTGGCGCTGAAATGGTTGTGGCTAGGTACTTTGGCCTTGACTATGACATAAACGTGTCCAATGGCAAGCGCAACGCAGACGTAGGAAAAGGCCTTGAAATCAAGTGGACTAGCTACATAAATGGATCTCTAATCATTTATCCAAATGACAGAGAAGATGACGTGGCAGTGCTCGTGGTAGGGCGCTCGCCTGAGTATTACATAGTG